GGAAAGCACACACATAGGTCTCATCTTATATCAAAACCCAATTTTGAAAATTTTTATATAGGGGGGGTCAAAACACTAAAAGAAAGGAGAAAAAATGACAGCTAAGAAGTTCAAAGACAGTAATGACGGGAAGTTGTCCTATCGAGCACCTAAACACCTTTCTCCTCTCGCAAGTGCTTGTTGGCGTAAAACTGTTCCCTTTCTTGAGGAACAAAAGCCAGTTGATAAGATTGATTCGTTTTTAGTGGAAATGTACTGTACTCAGTATGAAATTTATAGAAATTCATACGAACATCTAAAAAAACATGGTGAGGTTCAAGAAATTTATAAACCAGTTCAAGATATGACTGGTGAAATTATTGACAGACAATTTCAAGGTTTTAAACGTAATCCAATGACTCAAATTTACTCGGATGCAATAAAAAATCTTACAAAGATCGGTTCTGAGTTAGGTTTATCACCAAAATCACGTTCTGAATTGATGGAACTTAATATGCAAACAAACGAAAATGAAGATGACGGAATGGGGGATTTCTTCGATGAAGATTGATTTAACTCAAACCCATGATGTTATCGGTACATATCATTCGCTAAATTATGAAGATATTAGAGAAGAATATCAAGACCCTGCTACAAAATATGCTTTTGATGTCTTAGATGAAAAGTACACAACAGGATATTTAATGAAATTAGCATGTTTTAGGCATTTACAGGACTTAAAAAGGATAGGAAATGAAGATTTTCCTTTTAATTACGAAGTAAAACATGTAAAAAGGTTAATGAAGTTCTCTAAAATGGCCCCGAACGTTGATACGATGGAACCGACTAAATTAATGGAGTGGCAGAAGTTTATGCTGTCTTTATTAATTGGTTGGAGAAATAAAGAAGGTGGGAAACGTTTCAGCCGTGCAATTATATCTGTAGGTCGTGGTCAAGGGAAAACTTACATGTTAGCCATATTAATGGCCTATTCATTTTTTGTAGAAAGTCGTGGTTTAAGTAACCAGGACTTTTTAGTTTCTTCAATTAATGCTAAACAAACAGGTAAATTATATGGCTATTTAAAATCAATGATTAACGTTCTTAGAACCATTAATCCATGGAAAAATATAGCTGATAAAACTGACCTAAGCTTACAAGCTGACAAAATTATTATGAGGAATCATAATAACGTCATTCGTCCAATCTCTCATGAAGCTGGACAATATGATTCATATCACTTTACAACAGCTATTTTTGATGAAATAGGTGAAGTAAAAAGCCGTGAAAAAATTTCTAAGATTGTATCAGGGCAAGTTAAAGTCCCTAACCGTCAATTTGTTCAAATTTCAACAGCATATCCTGACCCTACAGTTCCCTTTCATGAAGATGAGAAGATGCTGCAACAAGCAATGGAACAAGACTTTTTAAGAGATGCTGATACTTATCTATGCTTAATTTGGAGTAATGATAGTTTAGATGAAACTTATAAGCCTGATACTTGGGTTAAATCAAATCCTTTATTAGATTTAGCTTCAGAACATGATAATCTCATGCAAGGACTACTTGATAAGCGTGATAATGATGTACTTACAGGTGCTGTTCATGATTTTCAATGTAAGAATCTTAATATGTGGCTCTCATCAGATATAGACAGTTATTTAAACCTAGCAGATGTTGAAAAAGCAATTGTTCCTGAATTTAATATCTATGGTCAACGCTGTTATGTTGGTGTTGACTATTCTATGTCATCAGATAATACGGCAGTTGCTTTTGTTTACCCGTATGTAAGTGAAGAAGGACAAATGAAGTGGCATGTAGAACAACATTCGTTTATTCCTTTTCAAGCTGCAGGATCAATTGAAGCCAAAGAAAAGCAAGATGGTATTAACTATAGAGAACTTGAAACTAAAGGATTCTGTACAATCACAAGTCATCAACAAGGATTAATCAACGATGATGAGGTTTATGAATGGATTGTGAACTATATTGAAGAAAACTCACTTGACGTTTTATTTTTTGGTTATGATGCAATGGGAGTGACTAAAGTTATTCAAATGTTACTTAATAATACTGGATTTAATTTGCAGCCTATTAGGCAACGAACAGGAGAGCTGGCGAAGCCCACTAAATTCTTACAAAAGATATTTGTTGAAGGAACAATTAGCCGTCTGGATGACAAAATAATGGAAAAAGCATTATTAAATGCTGTTTTGCGTGAAGATTCAGTTGGTATTCAAGTAGATAAGCGAAAAGCTACACTTAAAATTGACGTTGTTGATGCAATTATAGATGCTCTATATCAAGGTATGAATCATTTTGAAGATTATGGAATGGCAAATGATAGAAGCTGGCAAGTCGAGCATATGACACCAGAACAAGTAAAAGAATGGGTTACTAGCCAAGAATCTGGCTTATTAGACCTTGATGACGAAATAGATGATGATTGGGGATTCGATGAAGATTTTTAAAAACTTATTTTCATTAATTTGGAAAATATTTGACGTATTGATGTTTATTGCTTTTGCAGTAACTATAACAATAACAATGTTTATGTGGAATATAACAGCTGGAGGAATTACTTTATCAGTTGTTTTTATTTTAGCAGGGTTAATTTCCGAGTTTATAGAAAAGAAGGGAGGTGATTGATTTTGCCAATGTTAAACTTTATCAACCAAACAAATGATCCGCCAGAAGTTGGTAGTGTTCAAAGCTATTTTCCAGATGGAAATGATGCTCAAATAATGGAAAGTTTGCTTGGTGATAATAATGAGTGGGTTTCAGCTCGTGCAGCATTAAGAAATTCAGACTTATTTTCTATTATCTTGCAACTATCTAGTGATTTAGCAATAGTTAAAATCAATGCTGAAAAGAAAAAGAATCAAGGAATCATTGATAATCCAAGTACTAATGCTAATAAACATGGGTTTTGGCAATCAATGTTTGCACAGTTGCTTTTAGGTGGTGAAGCATTCGCTTATCGTTGGAGAAATGCTAATGGCGCTGATATGAAATGGGAATATTTAAGACCATCTCAAGTGAATACTTATTATTTTGAGTATGAAAACGGAATGTATTACAACATCACTTTTGATGACCCTAAGATAGAGCCTATTTTACAAGCTCCACAAAGCGATTTGATTCATATGAAACTACTATCAATTGATGGTGGTAAAACTGGGATTAGTCCACTTTATTCTTTGAGACGTGAATCTAAAATTCAAAGAGCATCAGATAGATTAACAATATCAGCCTTAAAAAATTCAATGAGTGCAAGCGGAGTATTAAAAATTAAAGGCGGTGGGCTTCTTGACGATAAAATGAAAGCTGCTCGCTCTAAGTCTTTTATGAAACGTTCTAAATCTGGTGGGCCTGTCGTATTAGATGACCTTGAAGAATTTACAGCACTAGAAATTAAATCAAATGTAGCTCAATTATTATCACAAACAGATTGGACTTCTAAGCAATATGCCAAAGTATATGGACTTCCTGACAGCTATATTGGTGGACAAGGTGACCAACAATCCTCTATTCAACAAATAAGTGGAATGTACGCAAGTGCATTAAATCGCTATTTAAGACCTGCTATAAGTGAGCTGGAGTATAAGTTAAGCGACCACATAAGCGTTAATATGAGACCAGCTATTGACCCTCTTGGTGATAATTACTTATCTACAATCAGTACTGCTACAAGATGGGGCGCTGTAGCTGAAAATCAAGCTACATATATCTTGCAAGAAGCAGGATATATTCCTAAAGACCTACCAGCCCCTGAAAATACAAATAAAAAGACAACTGGCCAAAGTAATGAGCCAGTACCATAGGAAAGGAGGTGGTCATGGTGATTATTCTTAGAAAGGAGGTAAATGATGACAGTAATCGACATTAAAGGAGATGTAGTTGATAATAGTTACGGAATGATGTATGACTGGTTTGGAATCGATTATACAAGTCCGTCTAAAGTCAATGATGCCTTATTAAATGCTGATGATGAAGAAATTGTTTTAAATATCGCTTCTAATGGCGGTGATGTATTTGCAGCTTCTGAGATTTATACTGCTATTAAGATGAATGGTAAACCTGTAACTGTAAATATTCAAGGGTTGGCAGCATCTGCAGCTTCAGTAATTGCAATGGCTGGAGATACGGTAAATATCTCTCCAACAGCCCAATTGATGATTCATAAGGCTATGAGTGGCGGTCAAGGGAACGCTGATGACTTTGAGCATGAAGCTAAAGTTTTAACTGGCGTTGACCAATCTATTGCTGCAGCTTATGAATTAAAAACTGGTATGAAACAATCTGACTTGTTGCAGTTGATGTCTAATGAAACATGGATGACAGCTCAAGATGCAGTGGATAAAGGATTTGCAGATAATATTATGTTTGTAGATGCTAATAAACCAGTATTTTCTAACTCAATCGGCAATATTCCAACTGCTGATAAACTTAATGAATTTATGAATTTCATGAATTTTAAA